GCAGGACCTGTCCGTCCCGCTCCTTCATCTCCTGATACATCTCTGCCATAAGTCCCTGCTGTTCCTCGATCTGAGAGATCATTTCTTCCAGCATGGGGATTATTTCTCTGCTTTCCTCTAATGTCATTTAACCATCCTTTCCATGTCTTTTTGTTTCATTCCATATTTTTCTCTGAGAAATCGAATATTACTGGCATGAATCGAAATCAACGGTCTAAGCTCCTTTAATAGCAAATCATCAATGGATAGATTGTAATGTTCCGAAAGTTTTATTACCGTCTCTATATCTGGCTCGCTATCGCCGTTCTCATATCTGCTGACGGTCATTTCAGAAACGCCAAGGAACTCGGATATATCCTTCTGTGTTTCCTTAGACTTCATTCTCAGATATTTCAAATTCTGTGCTAAATACACCTGAACATCTCCTTTCAATCCGAATCCTATAAATTTTTCTTTACCCAAAGCTTCAAGCTCTGCGCGACCTGCTCTAATTCGTCCAAGTTGTCCAGAATTTTCTGCATATCAGCTTTCTCAGATTCATCGATGATGCCATCGGCCGTAATATCCAGCAGGATCTGCTCTGTTTCCTTAATCCGACGGAACGAATACAACGCCCTTAGGGAAACCCTGTCCAAAGCCTCTACATTTGCTTTTGGTATATCCGCCCCCAGCGGGCACATATTTTTGCAGAAATAATTTTCCAGTTCCGGAGCATTATACAGATCTGCCATCAGGCGTATCTCCTCCGGATACGGAACTGCTATCCCGCTTTCAATCCTGTAGAGTCTCCCTCTGTCGATCGACATAATATCCGCCGCTCCCTCGCGGCTGCTAAGCTGCTCATTGTGCGTTGCGGCTTCACAGCGTGCCTGATAGAACACGTTGACCGCGGTCTTTGCTGCTATATTTGCCATTTTTATATCCACCTCCCTGGCTTAGAATTTAATCAAGATCATTTAAAACCTAGCTGTCCCTTTTAGGTGCTGTGGAGATTGCAAAAAGATCGTCCTTATTATAGCCAAGAGCTTTCTTTATTCTGATTGCAACATCCAAAGAGGGGCTCTTGTTGTTTGAACAATTTTCAATTTGTGTGTAATGTACCCTTGAAATTCCCGACATTTCAGCAAGTTCCTTCTGAGAAAGATGCTTATTTAATCTTTCTCTTCTCAATATTTCTCTCATATTCTTCACCTCCTATGTTCTTGTTTGGAACCTTCTTGTATAGAAGAGTCCCAATTAGGAACATTGTCAAGCGTTTTGTTTCTTTTCGGGACATTTTTTCCAAATTGTTGCCTACAGGAACTTTTAATGTAAAATAGTTAAATAGAAAGGAAGGTTGACATGCTATCTCAAAAAATAAAAAAATTGCGTTCACGCTTGAATATGACTCAGAAAGAACTTGCAAACGCATTGCAAATTTCAAGATCGACAATTGCCGGATATGAATCTGAAAGTAAGCAGCCTTCGTATGAGATGCTAGTGAAAATGGCAAAAATTTTTGATGTATCCACAGACTATCTTATAGAGGCCGGGTTGTTTCATCCTGAGACATATGATCTTGTTGTTCATTATAGACATGTTATATTAAAAAAATTGCTCGATGAAAAATATATAACCTTTGCTTCCTACAGATTGGCGTCTACATGTCCTATAGAAAATTGTGTTCAATTTTTAAATGCATACATCAGTGACGTTTCCGGCACTCTTGACGAAATATCATATTCAATTCGTCCAGTCACTGGTAGTATAGGTGAAAAGCTGGTCCTTTCATTAAGCAAAGAACAAATTGATAATTTTAAAGATATTGAATTCCACGAATTAGACAGCAACCCTGAACAAAACGATATTGTGGAAAATATTGAAAATCTTCCATACGAAGAACAAAAGAAGATTCATGACTATATACAGATGTATATTCAGCTTAATAAATCCGTTGCAGCGGATGATTCGCCACTCGCAAAGACAGGAACTGACAATATGGGAAAATAATACCCTTCGAGTGGTACCGAAGGGAGAAAGGAAGATAATTGTTATGAGAACAGGATATTCTCCTTATGATATGTGTAATGAGGCGGTCAGGCTCATAGATTCTTGCTCAAGCGGTTCAATTGACCCCCGCGAAGAATTGCAAATTGTCCTTCTTTTAAACAAATCAGATTCCTACAGTGATATGTCTGCTTACCAATTGTCTATAGCAAGAAAGAAACTGGCAGACTTATATTACAAAAATGGAATTACAGGCAGTGCTCTGGATCAATATTCTTTAGCGCTCCAAGCCAATCCAAAATTATCCGTAAAGAAAAGAATTAAAGAGCTGGACTCTATACCAAAACCAGAACGCATTTACTCGATCGATCCAAATATTGTAGGAGAGCCTGATTACAGTAATTTAAAATATTATTCGCATACGCCCGATGAAGAATTTATACGGAGCCGCGAGGGAGCGGATAAAAGAATAGCTGATTTGTTAGGGATTACCGTTGAAGAACTTCACAAGATACGCGCAGATGCTAGAAAATCCGCTTTTGAACAGGCCAACATCGAAAATGCTATCTATGATCCGGAGTTTGAAAAAGAAATTGATGAACGACTATCAAGATTAGATGAATTGTCCAAAAAAGAATTTTACCGGATTCGTGCTATTCGTAAACCTGACGAAATACTATCAGATAAGAAACTTGACCTTCTTACTCTTGAAGCAATGGAACAATCATATAATTATAGAAATAATCGAAGATAATAACGAATATCTGCATACAAAATATGCCACAAAAAAGAAACTATACCGCTTCGAGCGGTACTGGAGATAGACAAAAAATAAGCGGCTACAACCACAGACTACAATTTATAAAGGAATTTAAATTTATGAAAAAAGAAGAATTTCACCAGCAGCTTGATTCTCTTTCAGAAAGAGTGCTCTCCCGGGCTCTCTCCCCTGAGGAAGAGGCAAACTACACAGAATCACTTTTTGATTCTATAAAGCACGTAAATGAATACGATGAAGAATTTTGGTATGCGAGGGAACTGCAGATTGCGCTCGAGTACACCGAATGGAGAAATTTTTCAAAGGTGATCGAAAAGGCGAAAACTGCTTGCGCTTCCAGTGAAAATGCGGTTTCCGACCATTTTGTTGACGTCAACAAAATGGTAAACATAGGTTCTGATACAACCCGAGAGATAGAGGACATACAGCTTTCACGTTACGCCTGCTATCTCATCGTCGAGAACGGTGATCCTCGCAAAAAAGTAATCGCCCTCGGCCAGTCCTATTTTGCCGTGAAGACACGCCAGCAGGAACTCATTGAAAATTTCGACCAGCTTAACGAGGATCAGAAGCGCATTGCCACCCGGCACGAAATGATTGAACATAACAAGCAGCTCGTTGCCGCTGCTAAGGATGCAGGTGTCGAAACAAGCCGCGACTATGGTATCTTTCAAAATTACGGGTACCGCGGACTATATGGTGGTCTGAACGCCAAGGACATACACAAACGAAAGGGATTAAAGAAAAGCCAGAAGATTCTCGACCATATGGGCTACGAGGAGCTTGCCGCCAATCTCTTCCGTGCAACACAGACAGAGGCAAAGCTAAAACGAGATAACGTGAAAGGAAAAGAGAACGCCAACCAGACACATTACGAGGTCGGTTCCAGAGTAAGACAGGCAATCGCTGATCTAGGTGGCACAATGCCAGAGGATTTGCCAACCCCGGATAAGAGCATCCAGCAATTGGAACGTGAACAGAAAAAATTGTCAAACAAAGAGTAATTGTACACACTGATGGTACATATTGTTTGAAAACGTACCTCGGTGTCCTTCGGGCCCGAGGTCTTTTTTTGCTTTCAAAGGAGAATATTATGCCAGCATACAAATATACCCTTAAAGATGGCAAGACCACTCTATGGTACGCCAACTTCTACTTCACCGACTGGACCGGTAAGAAAAGACATGCATGCAAGCGCGGTTTTAAAACCCAGCGGGAAGCCAAGGAGTACGAACGTTCCTTCCTGGATCAGCAGAGCAGTACCAGCGACATCCTATTTTCCTCGTTGGTCGAGAACTATCTCGAGGATATGAAGCACCGCCTGAAGCCTACTACAATGGAAAATAAACGCTTTATAATAGATAAGAAGCTGCTCCCATACTTTGGCAATCAGAAGGTGTGCGACATCGACACCATAAAAATCCGAAAATGGCAGAATGAGCTGATCTCGTATCGCGACGATGATGACAAGCCATTCTCCCAGACATATCTGAAAACGGTCAATAATCAGATGGCCGCCCTGATGAACTATGCAGTAACTCATTACAGGCTTGCCTTCAACCCTTGCAAGGCAGCCGGCAGCATGGGAAAAAGCCACGCCGGAGAAATGAACATATGGACACAGGAGGAGTATGAGAAGTTCTCCTCTGCTATAAATAAGCCAGCCGCAAAACTTGCTTTTGATATCCTGTTCTATA